CCTGTTTGATAGAGGCTATTTTGGGTATATTATGTATTTTTTACTCTCAATATATAGCTAAGAAATTAATTCGCCTGATATTTTTGCTTTTTTGTGTTTTAGAAGCCTAAATTATGTATTATTTAAGGTATTAATTAGGTTTCATTTTGTGGTTATAGTAAAGTGTAACCTATTTCAAACGTTTATGTACTTTTTATTTTACGTTTGAAATAGACATGAGTTTGTATACCCGTTTTCTATCACGAAATGCGGTTATTTCATACAAAAAGTATAAAAATTTTTAATCCCTATTTATATTATAAAAATGAAACGTTCCCAATCCAGGCTGAACCCAGCATGGAAATGGATCAGAAGCAATGTCATGAATATGACATATAGGACAGAAAAGGTTACAGTCCTCCGTGACTGGAAACTGGCATTATTGAATTATATGTTACAAATGCTAGTTGTAATATGGGTTATATATTCACTTTTTAATGAAAAAACATATATCGAACGCGAGGTACCAACAGGTGTCGTAAGTTCTTGGGGTCTTGGAGGTAATGAATATTCTAACACACAACTCGATATATACAACAACAACCCATCGTTTTGCGATAACCTTGCAAATTATGCGTTTAATTATTCCGCAGATTGGTATTATAAAGTTCCGATATGTGCGTACTACACGGGTGCAGAATTGATATCAAAATTACCAACGGGTAATGTCATGTTTTTCACGACACATATCGCTGAAACACTCCGACAACGATACACTAAACCTGAAACTGGATGTTTGATGGAACCACATGGAATTAAAGAGTGCAAACTTGTCATGGATCAATGTATCCACACAATGGAAGCCAATTTCTTAGCAGTTGGTATAGAAGATAGTATATTCGCATTCAATCACTATTTCGATTCATCTATAGATTCGGGTCCGAAACCAATAACATATATCAGAAAAGAAGGATCTGAAGAAAATTTATACACATTCGATCAAGGTGAATCTGTTAGACTCAAAATGTCTGAATGGTTAGATATAGCAGGTGTAGAACTCGATAAACGTTTAGATGAACAATCACCCGAATTCGCCAATGACATTACCGGCTTCAATGGAGCTGGAAATGACATAGATAAATACCCATATGTAAGAACAAGTGGTGTACGTTTAAACATTAAAGTTAAATATCACAATTACAACTTACACAAAGATAACATAAAAATAGGAAATCAAGATACATATGCTATAATTAACGTCGAACCAAAGATAGGTTGGTTTTCAAAAGGTGATGAAATATACTACAAACAGTTACCAAACACAACCATGTTTGATATAAACAACCCAGTTAATTTAACAACCGGTCAACCCAATGGTATATATGTTGACTTTTACAGGTACGGTATTTTAATTGATATCCAACAAAGTGGTATTGTTGGTGAAGTGAACTACGTTTTCGTTCTGCTTCAATTGACATCTGGTTTGGTTCTTTTGGGAGTTGCATCATCCATTGTAGGATTCGTTGCAAAGTTCTTAATGGGTGACATATCCCCAGTTTATAAAAGTATAATACAAGAGGAATTCGACCCTGTTAATGAGGCCGCTCAATATGCCGCACAAGCGTGTGTAGCATCTAAAGTTTTTAAAGAAGCAGATGAAGATGGTAAAGGTGATTTAGACTTCGAGGAACTCAGAAAACTCGTCAAAAACTGTTTCGCGAAATCTTACGAAAGTGGACAAGAAGATAACAATAGTACAGATAGTAATGACACGGAATCATTTTCACATGATGATGTCACTGCAATGACATACTACTTAATGCGTGCAGCAGATCCAAAACTTAAAGAACGTATTCTATACAAAACGGAAAAAACGTTAGACGAATTAAAAGATTCTGTAATTACATTACACGAGTGGCAGGAATTGTGTGTCGCAGGTGTTTTAGAACGCAAAAAAATGCAAAAGATAATAAATCTTAATCCAATTGTTCAAGATATAAAACACACTATCGATAACCAAAGAAAAAATGAAAAAGTTAAAATACAAGAACGTGTAAAAAACTTGTTTTATAAAAAATAATTAAAGTACATTTATAAAGTATAAAATAACTGTTTAAAAAACAATAATTTTTTAAAGAGATATTGATTAAAATTTATTAAAAAAAGAATATTTAAATCATGCCATCGTCCTCATCAGCCATATCAGCCCATGACTTTTTTTCAGGTTCGACACTCGTAGTAGAATGTGTATTTGATGTGAGATTACTTTCGTTTTCCTCTTCCTCAATAGCAATCCTTAGTCGTTCTTCCAATGTTTTACCATCAACAATAGTTCCAGTAAATTCGTGATCTGGTAAAGTTGGATCGAATATATCACCGTGTGATTCACATAGAGAACACGGTTCAGTTGGATCTTCACCTGGTTCGTGGTTATGCATAGGTGGTGGGTCTTTCGTTTTTTTACCACTCGACTTTTTTCCCCTTTTTACCACCTTTTTACCATTAGATTTTTCGTTCGTATCTTTTGAAACCGTACCACCACCCTCAGTTTCATTAACCTTAGGTTTATCCGAATCCTTCTTACTTTGCATTCTTTTATGCATCACACACATGGTTTCACCGTCATAAACAAATCGAGTACACCGTGTACCTTTAGTTGTAAGACACGAACACTGAACTCGGGTAGATTCATCCCTGGCTTTCTTCGCAACACGCCTGGTAGGTTCGTGTTTTTCAAGCTTCTCTTTCATACTCTCAAGCAATATATTAGTCTTAACAGATTCTTCTTTCAAAACATTTACTTCATTGGTTAAATGAGTAATTAGTTTTGACGATTCAGATTCTCTTCGCGCAGACTCTTCCATGAATTTTAAAAGCATTTGCTTCAATTCGTTCGTATTTTTACCAACGTATTCCATTAAGACGTTATTATCACGAATGACGTCGATATTTTTATTAGTAGATACACTCGTCATTTTTATTATAATAATTGTTTTTTACTTTATATAGTATCAACTTAGGTGTTCTTTAACTACTCACTCTTAACACAATCAGCAGCTCTATCAGTTTGTTCAGTGCTAGAAAGTATAAAGTCTAAAGATTTATTTGTACAGGCGTCTTCGATCCCAGTATAACTTTTAATTTTTAATTTTTTATCTGCAAAATCAACCATCATGAATTTATCTTTATTAGCGTCTCCCACTCGCCTAAATCGTACAAATTCTGGTTGGCCATCTTCAACTGCTGTACCAGCAACAACTTCAAATTTATAATGCTCTGTAAAGGAGGCAACATCAGTTACATCCTTAATTACAATTTTACCATCATCGGATCCACGCATAAGAAAATATTCTTTTCCCTCAGTATAACCTTTAGTAAGTTTCACTTTTAAACGAACTATACTATTATCCGCGTTTTCACCCTCGGGTAATATCATAACTTTACCTTCTTTGGCATCACCAGATATGTGTTGAATCATATCTTTTTTAATTGCATTGTTATACAGGTAATATTCAGTTTCAGCTATAGTTGCAGATATAGTTGCAGTACCGGTTGTAGGTTTGTAAGTAAATGTCTTAGCAGATAATAAATCTTTTGTTGCCGAAAGCATATCGACCGTAACAACAAACGTTGCTACAGTATCGGGTGTTAATCTAACGTCATTACCGTCTTTGTCAACATAGTAAACGTGAATCATGTTTTCACCAACGGCACTAAACTTTGAATCTCCAGTAAGTCCATCATTAGCTGTAAATGTGTGAGTAAGACCAGATTGATATTGCATAAAATAATTAGCATTAGCATCAGTACCTTTAATTATTTCTTTTTCCATTCTTACCACATTTTTCGTTTTACTATCGTCAGTATCGTCAGGTACTTTCTGTTCCCATTTAACTTTAATTTTTGTAATGTTATCCCAACCACCGCCGTTACTCCACGTTAAACCTAATTGAATGTTCTTAGAAAGTTCCTTATCATCAAAATTTCCTGCTGTCGCGTCGTATCCCTCTGTTTTTTGAATCATATACGATTCAGTTTTGGTATTTTCAGTCGTATTATCCGTTTTATCCGGGTTTTGTGTAGCCTGTAAATCACCGACCTCAATGGTTGGTCCGACATTTGTATCACCGGGCGAGGAAGAGGAATCAGTTCCTTTTTTTCTCATAATCAAAAACAGAATAAAAATAACAACAACAAGTGCCACGCCACCGTAAATATATTTTCTTTCCATGTTTATTTATATTATACATTTTTATTTTTATTTTCAAACATGTTTACCTCGATAAAAAGTAAAAATGTGTGAATTATTACGTTAAACTACACTTGGTATATGTATCTTCAATTGGATCTGCTGATAACAATATATCCAACGATTGGTAAGAACATTTATATGTAAGACCAATCATGTTCTTGATATCTTGAATCACCAATTTATGATTAGCCGAATCCGTATCATCTGAAGTATCGTACATTAAAAATTGACCTTCTTTACCCGAAGGTCTAAGACGTATATAATCAGTTTTTGAACCTTCCAACATTTCCCATACTATAGATTTAGTTTCGTCTCCTAAAAGACCAACTTCACGTGGTAAAGTAGGAGAGGGGGAGGAAGAGGAAGTATTATCGGCATCAGTGTACCCAAGAAATTTACCGTCATCACTACCACCTTTTATCTTAATTTTGAATTTAGAATTATCACCGCCTCGTGTAGCAGGTACAAGTATAACTTTAACTGCTGCATTACCGTCAGTAAAAGTCACCAGGTCTTCCAGTTTACCGGCACCGTCAAAAAACAAATAGTACCCGTCAGCTACAAAACTTTGATTAATTTTAGCTTTCTTTTCTTCCTGTTTCGAAAGTGATGGTTCTAACAAAATGACTTTCTTTTCTTGTAAACCAAGCGTTTCTTCCAATTCTTCTTCTTCAACTGGTATGGGGGCTATATCCTTAGGTGTTAATTCCATTTCAACACCCGTAAGTTTTTGTTTATAAAACAGTTTTACTTTGTTTTCACCAACGGCACTGATACCTTCACTATCTTTACCACTAAAAACAATTTTACTAACCGCGTTCTTTTTAAACATTTTTGGTTCGTCTGTTTTCTTAATAATCTTTTCCTGTTTCTCTACATCTTCTATGTACCGACGAGCAATAATTTCATCTATATCTAAACCGTCTTCTGTATTTTCAAACTTTATACCGACATCAACATTTTTAGATAAGGCTGTATAGTCATCGGTTTTAACAGCACCCGATCGCCCTGCAGCTTCGGCAGGATTATAAGTTTCGATAAGATTCATTGGTATTATTTCTGCTGTAAATCCACCGCGGTTTTTATAAAAATATGCACCACCGATTACAAGTGAAAGTAAACAACAACACATCATAAGAATCAAAAACATCTTTTACTATTATTACTAATTATTTTAATTTCAATCACAAATCACATACTCGGGATTTCCTTCCACCCCCACAATAATATAAACTTTCAGTACTACTTGTTGTACCATTAAGCTTGACCGTATATTCTTTCGTACCACTACCCGATTCTGACCATTCCATCTTAACTTCCGTATCGGAACTTTTAAACGTATGCGAAGCGACTTGTTCACCCTTTTTGTTGTGAAAAGAAACTGTATAATACGGGTCTGGATCGACGATGTTCTTGAGCGTCGCTTCAACCTTATAACTACCCCACATACTTCTCAATTTAATATCAAACGTCACTAGTTTCTTTGCCGGTGTAATTGTAATGTCTGGTTCCACGAATTTCCTAGTGTCTGTTTCAGCGTTACACCCACCATATCCATGTTTTTTTGTGTATTGGTGATTTATACTAAAATAAAGATCAAAATAATAATATTTTTTACCATCTTTCATATAGTTTTCTGGTTTCACGTATATCTCTCTAATGTGCCAATGATCATAGCGGAGAGTAGGTTGCCAATCACCAGTATCGTCGTATAGCTGTTCGGCAGTTGCTTGAACATATGATCCGTCGTCTGCAATAATACTAGCGCTATTCAACCAAGTTCCACTATTCTTTATCGGTTCTTCTATTATATCCATTATTTTTTGTTTATATTTTTTAAGTATTTCTGAATTTTTACTTAAAGCTTTTGATGCGTCTTCAAAACTTTCATATTTGTTATTATCTTCATCGTCCTTACTACTAACTGTAACATATTCGAGGTCCTCATCACGAAATGCGTTTTTCAAAATACCATAACGTTTACAAGCGCCCCGTAAATACTTAATCCCACAGTGAGGATCGATATCGCTTAGACAACGACCTTTTACATTTTTAATTTCTAACGTGTGTTTACTTGTTGATACGGTTTCAACACCCTCAACACCCGTGTGAATTAGTTTAACAAAATATGTGTGCGTGCCGTACGAAGTTTCTTCGTGAGTCAATGTAAATGTGTTTATATATTTATAGGTTGGATCTGTTTTGCGCCATTTCCAAGCTCCATTTATCCATTCTCTAACCCACTTTCCCTTCTCATCGACTTCTTTAATGTCTTCCTTTCCTATTTTTTGTGTTTTTAAAACATTTCCATTTCCGCGTTCAATTTGTATTGAATACTGGTCGTTTTTATTCGTAACATCTGTGAATTTAAATGTAACCGTTTTCATATAAACACTCACTTCGTGTTTAAATGTTGGTACAGATAATTTTGGTGTGTTTGGCATCATAGGATCACATGATGAAGTACCTATACCGGTACTACCATATATAGTCATATATTCAGTTTCATCATCAATCACGCCTATACGTTCATTATTTTTTAAAATAGTACCTTTAGTATTGGTGTGCCAAGAAGCGTAGTTTTTCCAAGGACCGCTTCTAATTACCTTTTCGGTTTGATTATCTTTATCAACAAATCTTACCATCGAATAACACAGGTCTTCATTCAGTTCTCTTATACCACGATTAGATAGATTATAAACCATTGCACGACCCGTATTTTCTTTTCTATTATAAAACGGTGTATACCCAGGTACCCCAACCGCTAACTGATTACCCGAAGCATCTACATCCACAGATGCACCGAACATGGATTTTATTCCTATAGATTCAGCTTGTCCCAGTACATCTTGATACCATTGATCTAAATCCCATTCACCCGTGTTTATATTACGAGTATACGTTGTAACTGTACCTGTATAATTTTTACTCCCTCTTTCTTTCTCTTCCCAGTTATAGTTTGTATATGACATGCTATAAGGTGCACCAACGGCCAATTTACCATCATCAACAGAAACTGAACTACCAAACCTTATATCACCATAACTACCCATGTCGTAACTACCATCACTCAAATCTGTATATTGATAATCACTAGCGTTATACTTTCCCCGTTTAGTTTCTTGTCCGTAAACTTGACTGCCCCAAGTGACGCCCCCAGTACCCATATTTGATATTTCCTCGTCGTTGTAATTCGTATTATCAAAATTTTCCGCTTTTATGGGTGGTATAATAATACTTTGTGACCATTTGTTGTGCCAATTGTAAGGCCAATTAGTTGAGCGGATTTCGCGTGTCATTTCATTATAAACATATACAATTCCTATATTGTCTAATTTCATCGACGATCCTGTTTCGTACGTCAAACCTTTACCCGGAGCACCTATAGCCATTACACCATTACTAATAGACACACTTGCACCGTAATTATCACCTTCTTCGAGAGAAAGACTTATTTTATATTCATCATCATCTACTAAACGAACATCGTTTTCGTTTGGTACTAACATTTTTCCAACACCCCAATCGTAATAATTCGAAAGGTTCATAGAATAAATATAAACTGCACCTTTACCATTATTCGTATCAGGGGCACCTACAACTAGTTTACCTTGATATGCATAGTCCGAAGTCACCCCACCACCACGTACTTTTTTATCATATCTCATTACACTTTGAGTTATCGAAACAGATGCACCAAATTTAGATAGTTTATCAGGTCCTTCTATTGTTTTTATCAAAACAAAACGTTTTCCAGTTCGACTTTTTCTGTATATAAAAACCTTATCACTTACGTTTTCATTTCCATTAGGTGCACCAACTGCAGCAAAAACAGATCCAGACTTAAAAACGCTAATTGAAACACTCGTACCAAAACCCTTATTAGTACCACCGTCAGTAAAAACACTGTCGCCTATAAACTCAATTTCTTTACCATTAACACGAAGAAAACCAACCGAACCTTTTGCGTTATTATCGTCAAGTGACATCGTCTCCGATGAAGGTGTTACTGGTATAGTAAGAGCACCGAAAGGACCTCCGAAAGGACCTTCGTTCGTTTGGTCCAGATTATCACTGTTTTCTAGTAGATGTTTTCGGTAACCATCAATAATCATACCTTGTTTTTCTTCTGGTAAGTAATTGACACTGTAATGATATTCGCCCATTACGTCTTCAACCAATGGTTTTCCTTCTTCGTCATAATTTCTTATGAAACCATCTTCACCTTTCCATAATCTGATACCGTTCGCGTTTTTATAACCACTATACTTTTTATCCACTGTATTTACATCGTCATTTGTTGACCATGGTAATCGCTCTAATGCAAGTTTCCATGGTTTAGAGTTTTTCTCTTCTTTTGTAAAATACGTTCTAGTTTCATCTATAAATTCGTATTCTCCATCGAAATATCTAACTCCATCCTTATCTGCATAAATTTTTCTACCATCTTTAGATGTAAACCCAAAATAATTATTTTTACGTACAGCTTTCGTTTTCCTAGACCATGCATCATCACTTATATTACCAACGTTACGAACTTTCTTGGTTTCTTCCCAAGGTGATACTTTTTCGGTATTAGTAAACTCCTTTTTATATTTTTTTTCACTTCGAAGCGACGACTCAGTAACACCGCCACGAGGGAGGGTCGCCGGACTCATATTTTCAATAGCCCAGTCTATCATGGGTTTATGATCTTTATTAAAACCTTTATGGAGATTTTCAGAACTATTATCACCCGTAGATGTTATCGCTATGTAACCCTTATCAACAGAAACAGCTGAACCAGTTTTATCGGGAGCATTACCACCTTTAACTATACCGATATTGTACCACTCACCGTCTTTATCATCTCTTTTCATTATAAAAGCAGCACCAGAATCCGGGTACTCGTAAATTTCTTTTGTAGTAAGTACATCGTTACGTTTACCATCTTCATCAAATTCTATAACATTAGTTGTACCATCTTTTACTTTTAAAGTCATTTTTTTACCTTTACCCGTATTTGGTGCACCAATAACCATTATATCACCGCTTATAGATACCGAACTTCCATACTGACCCTGTCTAAAAGCTTCGTGTGCTTTTGTACCATCTCTCCTATCAAGTGGCTTTACCGGATTATCGCCTACATCGTTAATAGGATACAGTGTTTCAACTGGTTTCCTCTCTGGTAAATCTTTACCCTTATTCCAATCCACATAAGTAAATGATGATTTTTTATAATCTTTGTCGGCGTCTCTTAAATTGTTCAGAAGTTTTTCATCTTCGTTGTTCATGTGCTTCATTGTCGAAAAATTTTCCATAGTAGCAGACCTGGTTCTCCAAACCTCGCGCTGTTTTGTATATACTGGTTCATCCACATTGAATGGAAGTATTTGCCAAACGTGTCGAGCATTTTCTAAATTAGACTTAAGAGCCTGCCACATTTTGGTATGTTCACTTCTTACAGCAGATCTTTCACCATTTTTGTCCGTTATTAATTTATTTAATGGCGACCACATTTTGGCAAGATCTGCCGATACTTCGTCTCTCACTGAATTTAAATTTTTTTGTATTTTAGTTTTGTATTGTTGAATATAATGAATGCCTGACACCTCACCGAAATCATCACTTACTATATCCTGGAAAGGATCATTCTGTATTTCGCTGATAGTTAATTCACTTTTATTTAATTCTTGACGAGCCTTATTCACTGCATTCACGATAATACCCTTCACCTGTGTTTTGTGGTTTTCCTTTTCCGGATCTGTTTCAGGTAAATAATAATAATTATATGTCATTTTATTTTTATCATCACTAAAAGTTAGAAAAGAGTTGTTAGAAGATCTCATCGCATCGGATACCCACTGTAGTTTTTTCCAAACTTCATCATAATTTTTGAATTCCTCAGTATCTTTGAAGTGTGACTTATCAACAGCAGTTATACCCCATTCAGATTCATGTTCTTTTATCTTTGTAAGGGCTGGATAACGGTGTTCCTCTTGGGCCTTAAAAAATGTATAATAGTCTGTTTTATATAATTCGTTGGTAACACCGGTTTCAAGGTCTTTTTCCGTAACTTTTAAATTAATACGTAACCCCGCATGAAGATAACCCAATACAATACCCTTACCAAGTTTTATATCCGAATAAACTGAAAACATGGGTTCAGTTTTAAGAGCATCGTCCCATTTGAATCTGTGATAACCGTCGTAAGAATAAACATTTTCATTACCTATAATAAACGGAAATTCACCGTGTCCATATGCATTAACCGGTTTATTTTCTGGTATACCAGTTTTATCTGAATTAAAAATTTTATTACCATCGTAATCCCATATATTTAAAGCCTTAATACTATCTTCACTTGTATATCTTTTAACATCGTCTTTAGGGAGTAGAGTAATATTTTTATCATCACTTAGTACCGTTTTTTTCTCCGTTTCATTATAAACCGGTACTTTTACAGGGTATACAACTTCGGGAAAATTCCGATCGTTATGTTCTTCTCGAATATATCCATACTCGAGTATTCCTTCACCAAGTTTATCTTTTAAATAGTTAATCGAACGAACTTCAACTCCTTTAAAATATGTACTAAAATTATCAAGGGTATATACGTCATATTTATATTTAGCACTATTTATATGATCACTATGAATAATATTAGTTGTAAGAATTTTATTATCATTTACAAAATTTTTAACGAGTACAGTATCATCAATCATCTCTGCAATTTGAGACCCTACAAACTCACTTTCCCTATATTCTTCAGGTACTCGAGGTGCAATTATGGCCATGAATCCGTATGTACCAGTTTCAATCCAATCACTCATACTTTCAGTTTCTATTGTTGTTACCCAATTCATTTCTTTCGTTATGTCATCCTCGATTCCCACAGATGATGTTATGTTCGATTGTATTATTTTATATTTTAACTTTTTCACGGGCGTTAGTTCCCTTACAGACGCAAGTGTACGATATTCCGAATAGGGTAAACCCAATTCATCGGCTGTATAATCATCGCCCATGTAACAAATCATAATGTTATAATCACCGCTGTCGTTAATAAATCCATCTAAAAGAGTTGTTTTAAATGTAAGCTTATAAGTTTCTCCGTTCCATTTCCAACTACTTGTACCTGGTCTAAAATAAGGTGATGTACCATAAACGTCCTCTGATTTTCCAGTTTTTTTCACGCGATCAGTTACATTTTTTGTTTTATAATAGTCCGACAAGTATCCAATTTCTTCTTGGGTTAAAGTCACATCAAAGTATGCGAAAGATGAAACCAGTCCACCTTTACATGGTGATACTGTAGTGATTTTATCTGGTATAGCAGGGTACATGATTTTAGGTGCATTTTCGATAATAGTATACTCGAGCACCACTTCCTTTTCTTTAAATGTTATATCAGATGTCATTTGCCATTCATCGACCCCACTTGTGTGCGACCTCCTACCCCAGTATGTACCATCAGTTATAAGTTTAACTTTAGTTCTATAATCTGTATATCTTTTATAACTATTAGTTCCAGTAACTCGAAATTCTCTATCCTCATCGCGTTTATTATCATTACCAACTTCGCTATTATAGGATTTTTCAGTAGATATTTGTTTTTGTGTTATTATCATAATATGCCATTCATTTGCATCAACATCAATTCCCGTATCTTTTCCACTTACTAACAGTTTACCATCCTTTATTCCTATACCACCGTTTAAGAGGGATGTTTCTGTTACTATTGAATTATAATTCAATGAAGATGGATAAGAAAGATTTACAAATTCACCTTTTATTAAGGTTTGGTGCGTTTTTACATCGTTTGTCGTTGAAAAAACTAAAACAATAGAACGGTCCATTTCTTCAGAAACAAGGTTCGTGAGTGGAAATTTAATCTCACCCGATACACCGTGTTTTGTATCCGACTCATTACTCGTGATTTTTAGTTTATTCTCGTTAATAAGAATTTTAGAATTCGAACCTTGATTTTTATAAATTTTTTTATTAGGTGGTATGTGTATGTAAAATTTAGGCACTTGCTGTAAACCAATAGGTAAATCCAAACCTTTAACAATATGTCCGTATTTTTCCGTTAATACATCTAGTTTACTCCTTTTTTCGAGCGTATCCCTATACTTTTTTGGTTCACATATACCATTTATAAAACCGTGTATAGATTTTAAAACTCTCCTTGCTTCTATACTTTTTTTGTCACCAGAACTAAACCCTAATTCACGAAATTTTTGGTCATACGCACGATCTACTTGGTCAGGATTATAAAATCTTGGTAAACCCAACCAATCTTGTGCTTCGTATATCTGTTTCAGGGTTATACTCGAATCGAGTGTATTAGTATCAATTTTTTTAAAACGTATACCCTCGTTAATAGTTGCAGTTTCAGAAACATTACATAATAATTTACCTTCTGACCCATTATTATTATCAATATATGTACCGCTTTTTTTATTTGGAAAATCTTCATCTTCGTGACACGATATATCCGTTTCGTGATTATGATACTTAGTTTTTTTGTCCCATGGATCTTTATTTCCCCAATCAGTCGTATGTATTATACCGTCCGATTCGCAATATTTTCCGGTCCTTTTTACATGTCCAACTTGACAATAGTCATCGCTTCCATCACCGTCATAGGGACTATTACCAATCATGGTAACTTCAAGTTTTTCATTTTGATTTGAAAGTGATTCTTCACCTTTCTCCACTGTATACACTTTAAAAACACCGTCTGTATGCTTCGGTGTACCGTACCATTTATGCCTCCATTCTTCAACCGGTTTCTTCGAACACGTTATAGATTTATCTTCACCTATAATACACCATTTTAATGCATCACTATCAATTTTTTGTCCCATAACGGTTTGTAAATTAAAATTACCTGATTTACCACCGTCTTTAGTTGAATCTTTATAACTTAGATAAAATAAGGTCGAACAATTTAATTGTATATCCTGTATGTAATTAGTAGACGTAAATTTCGTTCCGGCCGTTTTTACCTTATTATTATCATCGACGTAATAATAATAATCATCACCGTAAGACTTTTTACCGTCGGTATTGGTGTTTATTATACCACCCACAATCTGATACCACCCTTCTTCAGGTAAATTATCGGGTTTTTTGTCCCACTCTATTACAGGTCCGTCGACCTTTGTAAGTTGAGACTTTTTCAAAGTAAAACCTTCATTTTCATTTAAGGCAAACTCTTTAACCGCGACTTTATTATTAATACCTTTCTTGTTGTAATATAACGTTAATTTTATGTTTCCACTTGAAATCTTATAATCGAATAATGTATCTTTTAAAAAATTTACAGATACGTCAGTATAACTCTTTAATACTGATGGATCCGTATACTCTTTAGTGATTGTTCGTGTACCATCACCTTCTAAACTTGGAAATTCACCAACAAGTATCCATTTAGTAACACCGTCAACCTTACCATTACGCCATGAAAAGTCTATAGATTCTAAGGTATAACTTTCAGTTTTTTTATAATGTATGTAAATCAATACAATTATTATGATACATAAAATGATAATTAGAGTATTACCATTAATCATTTTATATATGATAAGATTTAAATATAATTAATATTAGCCTGATAGCTCGGCTTCACGTTTATCCCTCACGTTCTGCAACATTGTAATATACTCCATCATCATCCCACCCAAATTGTGCTTTTTCACACACTTCGAATTTTTGATGCCAACCGCTATGAGGGTGACCGTGGGGACCCCAAAAATCACCAAATTTCGCCCAATCCCATGATTCACGTTCTGGATCTTGTTCCGACGCCCAATCTTTATTTTCCGGTTCATCACAATCATCCAAAGTAGTTTCTGAACATTTCTTTTTAATTTTGTCGTGTACGTAGGTCATAAGTTTCTTTGGGGATTTATACATATCATAGCTATTTTTTTTATTAGTCTTTAGATATGATACAAATTTTTCTTTTGATTTTGCATTACACTTTTCCTCTTCAAGAACAGTTTTCGATGAACCACCTCGCCAGTTACAAATTGTAGAAAAATTTATATCGAAGTCCGGTAAATGTGTATCGGGGTTAAAATCTTTCCCGTCGGCACGCCCTGCGTGATGAAGAGCTTCTCTTACATACTTTGAATCTGAATCTGTTGATCTCAGTGCATTCGACTTAGCTGTATCAAATCCATCTTGTATAGTTTTAATTTTAGCTAACGTCGCTGAATTTGGTTTTTCTTTTGCACACTGACCCTTATTTTCTAATGCTTCACATTGTGTATCTATTAATTCTTTTAATTCTTTCATAATACTAGTCTTCTCCCCTTTGTCGTTTGTCGTCTGTTCGGGACACACTTTAGTGTTTAGGCTTTGGCTTGTATAACGACCATTACGTTGTCTTTTATATCTATGATGCGTTTGACTACCTTCTCTTGTATATGTATGGAATTCTTTGAGTAAATGTCTGAATGGTGGACTCGAATACAAATCAGCCGTACTAAATTTACCTTCGCATCCCTCAGTTTTTCCCTTTCTATCATACTCACCTAAATGTCTACACCCACCTGACCAATCATTATTATTCAACGTATCATATCCACTACCATCCAATGCATATGGGTTTGGCGAATCATACTTATTTTCAATACCGGTATCTTTTCCAATTTCTATTACATCACACGGATTAGCTTCTTCGAATACAATTGCATCGTCGGATATTTTCTTTTCAGTCTCACCGTCTTCACCGTCTTCTATTCTATACAAACAACCATCATCTGGGTTTACTTTATATTTACGAGCATAATCTCGCCAAGAAAGATCCTTTGTGTTTTTTAAGTGAAACTGGTCTTTCAGATTAGTAACCTCATTTGCCTTATCATATTCTTGATAAAAGAACCGACTTCTATCACCGCCGGGGCCGTCCCCTAAATTCCTATTCCCTATATTCAATTTATGAACTGCTAGGGTGGAATTCTTATGATTACTATCAGTCCTATAATATCTTCTAAATTTCCGCGTCCACTGACTGTTATTCGCACTTCTTAAATAAAACTGTCCAAGTCCATCGTCAATGTTATGAGCATAAAATATATCGTAACATGCTTTATCATCGTATGTTTTATCTGTATACTCAAATTCAGCTTGGTCATTTATTATGAATTTTTTAGTACCCGTTTTAGATTTTATTGTGATAAATCCAGTTGGTGGTTTAATCTTTGGAGTATATACGAAAAGAGTTTCCTTTATTTTTGTAAGAAGGTCTAAAGTAATACTAAACATATTTTTTTTCAAATATATCGTTCTTCTTATAAGTAGTATTTCGTCATCGTTATAATAAACTTCAACTTTCAAACCTGATTTTATACCATCTAGAGAAAAATCTTTAGCTTGGAATGTAACTTCATTAGACGTAAAAGGTTTGAAATATTCCGGGTCATCTTCTTTTTTTATTACTTTAGTTTCAAGAGTGGTAACACCCTCACCAACATTCCCCGTTAACTTAATAGTCCATTTAGTAACACCTTCGGTGGTTTTGTTTCTCCATTTGAATTTTAATTCAGGTTTCAATGTATACCCTTCTGATGTCATGCACTTTGCGAGTACCAGAACCACTACGGCAATACATAAAATGAATAATAACTTTCGATCAGTTTTAGTTATCATTTTATATACTACGAGATATTATTTAAATTGATTTTTAGTATTTTTCTTCGATCGCGTACCCTGATTTTTTAGATCTTGATACTACTGAGAAAACCATTCCCCCACCGATAAGTATTAAAGCTAAGAATATTCCGATAGCTTGCCAATCCATTTTTTTATATAGTATAGTAATATATAAAAAAAATGCGTCCTGTTACTTCAGTATTACCTGAAGCACTTTTGATCGGTATCATGTTACAGGTTTTAGTTATGGGTCTTACAAAATATGTATATAAAGGGGCGGGTGTACTTATAATATCAGGCGCACTCATACATTTACTTTTTGAGTATTCGCCATTTGGTAATATTAATGAAAAATGGTGTAAAATGATATTTTAATTAAAATTCGTCTATTTCCATATCAACATTCATGTTTCTTAAAAGAGTCTCCCCTTTATCGGTAAGATCTTCTAAGGTATCATTCAGTTCTTTCAACTTATCCTTAACATTCTCGTTATAATCATTCAAATAGTTTTTAAAAAAGGCTCGCGCATTACCAACATCGTGGCCTGCATCTAATAAACACCCTAACGTGTATCTGTGTAATCGAATACCAAGTTCATCCGCGCGTTCTTTTATAGCAGCTTTACGAACAGTTTCGGTTATTCTTTGTCGCGGCTTTGTTTTACTAATCAGTTTCCTCGTATCTGTAATTTGTTGTCGTATTTGTCTCAATTCATTTTCCTCGTATTCTCTCTGTGCCCTTTCAAGTAATATCAAATCATTTTGGTACGCGATATTATCTCTTTCCCAATTTCGTGTTCTATCAAATAAAAAATCGCGGAGTTCATTTTCTTCATCTGGATTTGCTAAAAGAGCACTATCATCTTCGTTATCAAGGTGACCCACAGGTGAATCCGCATCAGCGTCCTGTAAATTATCATCTTCATAGTATCTATACCTATTTCCCCTCTCTGTTCGTATAGGCATAAATGGAACCATACGTTCGTGTGTGTTATCGGACATTACTTCTCTCAACATAAATCTTCTAGTATCATCGTCGTCAGAATCAGATTCGGTTTCATCATAATTTGAATTCGATGGTACAATAATATCGTGAATTTGTTTTATAGAATTACACATCTCTAAATAATGACCCTCGGATACATTATCAGAGTTTAAATCGATCAAACGCATTAAATTAGTAAGATGCTCCATTTTGATATTTTAAAAAATAAAAAAATATAAATCAACTTAGGTTGCTTACGTCTAGATTTATTTCGTAAAAAGAGTTTATAATACCCTGATTTACACGCATAAAAGAACGTATAGTTTCCATTTCATTTTCAATGGAATCGAGATTACGTATAAATCTTTCTCTCTGACCCTGTCTAAATTCGTTCGTAAAACGTAAATATTCCGTAAAAAACTCATCCGAATTACCCGCGTATCCAAGTTCTTGTAATTCTTCTAAAGTTTCACAAATGGGTAATTGTAAAGCGTAACAATAGGCATCTAACGCCTCTTTTTTAACACTTCTCGTTAAACGATATCTTTTTTTACACGTGTTTAATCCTCTTTTTATTGTTTTTCGTTCACGAACAAGGACCATACATCGACTAATTATAGTATCTAAAGGGTTTTCTCTTAATCGGGGTGGTAAAATACGAACACGTCGATTATTTCTAGAAATATCTCGAAGTGTATTACAAATTTCTAAATAATCACCTTCAGGTATTTCATCTGAGTGATTATCAACTAAACTCATGATTTTTTGGAGTGTAGTACTTGTCATGGTTATATATTACAATGTGCTATTTTTTAAATGAAATTCGTCTAGATACGACTTGTAAAATTCAGTCTCATTCGAAACACACGGGTCGATACGTAAAAGTTTTTTGTATGTATAGACATTCTTAATGCCTATCTCTTTACATCGAGATGCGATAGCATAGTTTCGAATCGTCTGTGTTACGTTCCTTCTTTTCGTAACACTCACGCGTTTTGACGGTTTTTTAAGAGTTTCACACTTTTGTCGCTGAGCCTTAAAAAGATCAAATTCGTCTTTGAGAAAAAGAAACTGTTCTTTCCAATGGTCTCTTTCTTTATACGTTTGAACTAGGTGCTTATTCATTGCGTAGAGTTCTGGATACTTTTCTCGTGTTGTCGCCATGTTTCAAAAGTATTAAAGCTTCGATTACTTCACCGATTTCTTTGTGTTTTAAGCAGAATCCGTTCTTACCAGCTCTACAATAACAGTTCTGGTAGGGACAGTTTGGTCTCATTTATTTTTTATTTTTTATATTTTACCGAATCGACTTAGGTCTCAGAATCACTCACAATTTCACCTTCTTCAATTTCGGTATCGGATTCAGAAAGCATTTCACTTTCGTCATCGCTTTCGTCGTCACTTTCAGTTCGTACATCGTCAATATTATCGGGAAGAATGTCATAAAGATTGTCCCAGTTTACATGGCTCTTAATTTCATAATCATCGATAAAGTCATCCATCGAAATTTTATCGGAAATACCCCAATCTTCTTGAAATAACCATCTCCAATAACCAATATCTTTGTATTCGATTTTAGAAGGGAAAAGTTCAATGGTATAATTTTCACCTTCTCTATATTTATTTCTATAAAGACTTTCGATAGTTTCTTCTACGTAAATATCGTACATGTGTTCCAAAACGCCTACCGGTGACTCACAAACGTTCATTTTAGGTTCAAAACAAAACGTAATGAAATGAGCTTGTCCGTAAGTTGTTTCAATCTTTTTCTTAGAAACTCCCATGTAAGCGATATAATTTTTGTTACTATCCGGAATAAGGTGTTCGGGGTATCCGAATTCTGCGCGTAAAGCATAAACGTCACAGCTTTTATTATTCAAATTACTACATAAATCATTAAGGTGGGAAAGTTTAACGAGCGAGGTACAGTTTTTTAAAAGTTCGTGTGTAAGGTTATTAGTCATTTTGTTATATCATTAAAAGGTCTATATTTTTTAAGTATGATTAAATTTCCATCTTTGTTCGTGGTAACGTTTGTAAAAGACATTCCCAATCAACGTTTTCGGGTATTTTATTTTTTAAGTAAAACTTTTCACCAGATTCGATATCTTCAAAATACCTTTTCATGTATTTAGTCCACATGCGTCTTTCTGATCTGATAACATAAGGTACAATTATCATTTCCTTATAATCTATCACTGTTCCAACTTTAGGTGATAATTTATCCACAAGCATATTTAGAAAAGGTAATGTAATTTCCTCACACCCCTTATTTTCGTGATAAAATTGAACCATTCGAATATCCGTTCTATCACCCACTTTACTCAAACAAACATACCCGAGATACTTATTATCACCAAGTTCGGCCGGAAAATCATCTTTGGGTTTAAGTGCAAAAACCTCAACATCAATAGGTTCGAATAAACCCAATGCACTAGACATGACATCATTCATATCTTTGAGTTCAACGATCTCAGTGTGTTTTTTTAAAAGATTAAAAAATAAGGACATTTTTTTGTTTGTTTATTTGTTTTTTTGATTTTTACATTTCATCAAGTTCACTTAGGTCTTCATCGTTCATTAATAATTCTTCGGCAACTATCTGATAAAAAGCCATTTTATATGCTAAGAATCCAAAAAGTGTTGCACCCATATTAAAATCAAAAGGTAAATTCATTGAATTCCACATTGATTCTCCTAAAGCAAGAAATGTGGGTACTAACAATCTTTTATTTAAACCCGGTAATCTTTCAATATTATCAACATAATTAGAAAGTGAGTCTACGTATATACATGAAGCTATAGTACCAAGACTCGCAGATATACCGTCGACGGGTGTATGGAAAATAAAATGGTACGTCGAAACCGCCGCACCGTACCGTAGAGTTGTTTTTTTGATTTTAGTTTTTATTTGTTCATACTCGGCTATACCCTCTTTTCTTCGAGTGGGACACGAAATTCTAAGTGTTTTAGTACCAGGGTTTATTATGCTTAACATTTATTATATTATATTACAATTTATTCATTAAGTATCTATTATATTATATCGAGATTGATATTTTCGTCACTAAAATATTTTTTTTTAAATTCTCTTTCTTTTTCGAGAAACTCTTCACATCTTCCGATCGATTCGTTTATACGATCCTGTATATCGTTTATTTTTTTATTGTATAAAAACGGATCCTTATTTTTTGATAAATGTCTCCATTTATCACCAAAAAGAGTTGTATATTTCAAATTACGTCTTTCGTATTCTAATTCGTTTAACATTGTTCTATATAAAACCAATGAATACGAATCGTACTCTTCACGGTTAAAATCTTTGTGAGAAAACTCTTCATAAGCCAGTATTTTCATACGATTATACAGTTGGTTCTCCCCATTTATCCCTCCATTTTTTAACCAACGTTTGGAGTCTTTCTTCTGCGAATCGTGTATTTCTCCCCCCTTTTCGTGGGGCTCCTGGACACACGAGATTTTCGTGTTCATATTTTTGGGATTTTTCCCATATAAGCCTTTGAACGTCTTCACAGAGTTCATTTGTCGCTTGACAGAAAGCGAGTTTGTAGTCGTAAGTGTGTAAGTGCATGTAGTCCATATCATTTATATGTTAAAATTGTTAATTCTTTATTTATATTTAAAAAACTTAGGTCTATAATCTCTAAATGTTTTGTCATGCTTGGAATATTCTAAAATAATAACTTCACCTACATCATTTTTTGATATAATCTTATCCTTTGAAAAATCTGGTGATAACATCATATCCGTATACACGTTTTCTTTCATCTTAGTATTAGGATAAAGCGATGTATACGACTCTGTAGTGTTTAGTTTTTTTGAGTTCGAACCCAACAAGCGAGATATGCTTGAATAGAATGAAAACATGCTATTATTTACATTTATTTTTTTATATTGTAAATACAAGATGGTTTCACTCCAGGAGTTACCCAAAAAAGTACAGTACATAATAATTGATTCGAAATATGTAAATGGTTCAAACAATACATTTTCGATTGATCTAACACTCGAATCAAATTTACATTTAGAAGAAATGTCACAGGTGTGCGGTCTAAAACCAGTTGATTTTTATATCACACAAATTGGTCAGGAAAATCCAAACTCAGATACACATGTAAGTAGTGTTGCAAAATATGTCGATATCATATGCGAAGACATACCAAAAAGAGCACAAATACTCGACGAAAGAAACGGGCAAATTTTAGCACGTGTACCATTAGAAAGACACTTTAATCATGGCGCACACACCATCATTAGGGATAAACAATGGAAAGGGTTCCAAAGACAAACAAATTTATTTAATCCCATATCTATACAAAAACTAAATTTTGAATTATACGAGTATCAGGAAGATACAGATTACGTTACTTTACAACCTGATGCAGAATGGTACATGGTTCTTGAAGTAACAACTATAGATGTAAAAGAGAAACCGATAAATAGAGAAGTTCAAATTCTAGAGGCATTGCATAAACTTATCGGGAAGATAGATGAACTCAACATAAATGTCGAGAAACTTCCAGATAAGAATGATATCGAAAAAATGGAAAAGGAAAAAAGGAAAAAGATTCCATTAATGTACCTTTTTATATTTTTAATGTTTATGGGCGGTGGTTATTATTTACTAAATCGTAAAGTTTCACAACCAGTACCTATGCAGATGCAGCCTACTTTTTAGCTGGTGCTTTCTTTGGTGTAGCAGCTTTTTTAGCCGCTGTTTTCTTTGGTGTAGCAGCTTTCTTAGCTGGTGCTGGGGCTGGTGCTGGGGCTGGAGCTGGTGCTGGGGCTTTCTTAACTGGAGCTGGAGCTGGGGCTGGAGCTGGGGCTGGAGCTGGTACTGGAACAACTGGAGCTGGAGCTGGAGCCTTGATAACATCGGCAATTTGTCTAATTATACCATATATTTCAGATTTGTGTATTTTTGGTCTTTGAAGAGCATGTTCAATTTGTTCTCTGACAGAGTCCATCGCGTAATATATATAAAAGAAATATTATCTTTATACTAAATGTTATTCATAGGCCCAACTCTCCTGAGTGGGATAGGTCAACATTGTAAAAAATACATGGATCTTTTCCCATCAGTTGGTTATACTAAATATATTGAAATACACGAAGAAATACCGGAATCTGACCATGCATTTATATTCGCACTTCCTGTAAATTACTGGTTAGATAGAATACCCGAAATAAAAAGAAAAGTAAAACGTGTTACGTGTATGACGGTATGCGAAACGGAAACTGTACATAAGGATTATGGTAAACTTTTTGATTTATTCGATAAAATTGCAGTACCAAGCGAATACTGTAGACAAATTTTCAAAAGGCAATTCCCTGATAAACACTTTTTTGTAATACACGCACATATACCCGATAAAAGACCTTATACATTTTACCATATAGGTAACGTACACGATCCTCGAAAAAACTTTAATAAAATATTAGAGTGTTTCATACGATTAAATAAACCCGATACACGATTGATTGTTAAAGCAACGTGTAAATACCCAGTAAATATAAATGTACCAAATGTAACAGTTATAAACAATCTCATATCCGACGAAGATATGGAAGATATACACAGTAAATCAGATTGTTATGTAAGCTTTTCTTCATCTGAAGGTGTTGGTATGGGCGCAGTAGAAGCCGCAATAAGAAACAAACCCGTTATAATAACAGGTTACGGGGGTGCAAAAGAGTATATTAACACACCTTATACAATTGAATGTGGTTTACAAAAAATACCGAGAGATGATTTTTTATACGAAGCGGGTATGCAATGGGGAAAGCCCAATGTAGACCAGCTCATGGAATTTATGAATGATGCATACAATAAAAAATTAAGATACATGGATCATTCTAAAACTCAAATACTTACTAGTAAAGAAAACGTTTTACAGGAATTCGTCGTTAATGTAATTGGTCATGAAAATGATAAGTCCAGTCAAGATAGCTCCGGAGGTAAGTGATCCCTTTTGGGCGATTAACATGGCAACAATTTCATCGATGAATCCAATATTCGTTGGTTTTTTCAAAATTTCGGGGATAATTTGAGATATAGCGAGGTAAAGCGCCATAGATATTATAACGGGTCTGAGTGTTTCCTGATCTAACATTTCTATTATAACAATATATTTATTTTTTACTAATATTATAATGTTTTTTACAATATACTCCACACGTCGATTTAAAAGAACACTTTTTACCACTTATGGTTATAGCCTGGCATGTATTATCTTTGTGTCTATTTACTACGTGTTTATCCGGGACCGTATCTAAAAAAATTATTTTACTTTTCTCTCTTTTATCGTCGTACTTTTTGCGAGATTCTCTGAGCTTATGAATACTTCTCGCAAATAGTTCACATTTTTCTGTTTGGTTTTTATATAAACCCCTAGCAATATCTAAATCTTTTTTATCATACAACGTGTTCATTTTGACTTTGGGTTTGATTCCTAATATATTTTATATATTTGACGACTGAGGTTATAAAAATACATGTAATTATACCATTACATATAACATAGTACCAAATATATTCATAAAACCCTAAAAATGTTGTTAATAACATGGCAATCATGACATAAATAGTATATAAGAAAATACCATGTATACTGTTATTTTGTATGCTGTGTAGTGGTAATACACATGCCAAACAATTAATTATAGTTAAGAGATTATCATACAAAATTGTATAATGTATACTTGCTAAAACTAAAAATATATTTAACCAAGCTATCATTGGTGAATTAAATAATTCATACTCGGGTTCTCGATGTTGAATTCGTTGAGTTTCATTGGTAGGTACCACTTCTAACGCGGATGGTCTTTCTTCTTCATGATTTATTCCTATAATGGGAGTTCCATCAGGTTGTCTAATTTCATTATAGTACATAAAAGAATAAACCGTGTTTCTTTTATGTATTTTAACATTAGATGTAAAGGTAGATGTTATACGTGCAATAACCCACTTGAACCTTATGTAAAAAGTAACAATTGGCAGGTAAGGGATTTAGTTAGACATTATAGAAAAACTATATCACCTTTATATTGTTACAATAACGAAACTTTTTATAAAATTTATAAACTAAAAGCTCAAAGACTCTGTTATAGCTGTTTTAAACATGATCGACAAAAAATTACACCCCAACAACTTCGTAAACGTGAATGTGGTCAATATAATTATTTTAATCGAGTACCTTCTTTATCCGATAAAGATCTAATTAGTTGGTTCCAAAGACTATGTAAATATATCAATAAAAGTTATGTCAAGGATAGACCTGTACCACTTTTTTATAGAGAATGTATTTAAAAAATATATACGTAAGTAATAGTATGTGCGACTCAGTATCCGGTCCAAGCACAGGAGCAGCAATCTCTTTAAATGCTATAGGAAAACAAGATACTTACCTTATAGAAAATGATACAGAAAAGTCATTCTTTAAATACAATTTAAAACAACATTCGAATTTTACAAAGTTTCACAAAAGCACTAAAGTTATAAAACCGGGTGATGCTTCACCATCTTGGCCTTTTAACAGGGTGGTCAAAGTAACTCTAAACCCAAGAAATATGGGTGATCTTCTATCTAACATGTATATATCATTAACTTTACCTGCATTAACACAGACTGAGCCGGAAAACTATAACTATACAGATCAGGTCGGAAGACATTTATTTAAATCCATAACAATGCGAGTCGATGAAATGATAGTTGAAAAGTTTCACGCAGATTGGGGTATTATTTACGATGAATTATATCTCGATGAATCTGAAAAGAGAACCAAAAGATATACCGTAAATAGAAATATTGCTGAAGATACGTCTATAGAAAACATTTCTTTATCGAGAAGAACATCTAAACTTTTTATACCTATACCATTTTTCTTTTCACGAAAATACGAAAGTGATGAGTACGAAACAAATAAACCAAATAGACCTTATTTCCCGTTATGTGCTATACATAAACAAAAAATCGAATTCGAAATTGAATTTAACCCACAATCATTTTTCACAGATTATCCAGATATTATATCGTTAAACTCTTTCGATATAGTCACCGAAGAAATAACCATAGATAAAAGTGAAAAGGTTTACATGAAAAATAATAAATACAATTTTATAACGGATATTGTTAAGAAACACCCAATATTAGAAATAAACCCGGGCGAAGTTGATAAAAAAATTGAAATCGTTGCAAATACACCCGTAAAAACACTAAACTGGTTTATCAGAAAAGAAAAGTTTGAAGATGAAACTATAGCTCGAGAATCGAGTCAAGATAATACAACTTCAGATGGTTTGTATACTTTTCATAATAGGTTTAATATGTCCACGCAGGATACGTACACTATATTAAATGAATTCTATTATCCACCTATGCATTCCGCTAAAATACACGTCAACGGCGAAAATGTACCAAATATTCAAGATAGCGATCATAAATATTTTAAATATATAGTTCCCTTTACAAGTCGTTTATCTAGACCGTTCAAAAATATATACACGTATGCATTCTCGATGAATCCGATTAATGTGGAGCCATCGGGAAGTCTGGATTTTACACAATTGCGTTCGAATAGAACTACGTTAGATGTAAAAATGGTACCTGATCTTACAGAAACATATAACCTTCATATGTATTACGTTGGTTACCAAACGTTTACTTTTGAAAATGGTTTCATGTCACTTGCTTATTAAATAATTGTTTTTTGTGTTCTTTTATATAATCAATAATCTTATTTTTTATACACCATCTAATAAAATTTAACTGTGCAACAGTTGTACTAATTTTATTATTTGTACCCGGTACGGTATAGTCTATTTTAGATGATCGACAAAATGGATCAAATAATTTTTTACTGTACCCATCTAAACTAGATTTATAGGAACAGTGGACGCTGAAAATTTTACCGTCACCCGTTTTATAAGATAAATTGTTTTTCTTTGAATAGTTTGTTATGAACCATTCAAGATTACGTAAAGATATACCACCAGATTTATTTAATATCTGGTTAAGAATATCTCTATTATTTTCCTGTTCATAAAAAGTGTCTATAGAATGTAATAATATAGTCGATTTATTCATATTCTATAAACATGTACCTAAAACTTTAAACTATTTTTATAAAAAATTAAAGGGATTATCTTCCATCTTGTTCATTGATTTATCTTCAACGTATGTTTTAAGATTAGTTAGGACTATCTTATTTGTATCTTGACCATTAACCATCGATGTATTCTGATTTTTATGATTGCTACAGTAATCACCACACCCCTCCTGTTTTGGTGCCATACAATAACAACCGCGTGTATAAAACCCCTTTTTAATATTACCACCTTTTATACCTCTACAAATTGGATCGTGATCTAGAAAATCTCTTATGGTATTAAAAGGTATTTTAGTCGATATGGACCAGGATTCTAAAGTTGCATAAATGATAATATTAGACCGTTTTTCTATATCGTGTTTAATTTGCTTGATGGTATTAAAAGTTAATGGATCACCTATAACATCTTCACGATATACGTCATCACATGTAAAATCTATAAGATCTTTTACATGAGGTCTTTTAGATATAAGTTTTGTATAAACTTTACTAAGAACTTTGTTAGAAGCTATTTTAATACTTTCATCTATAGCATCTTTTATGACTTTAGGTAAATACATACTATACTTACTAATAAACGTTTTTATTTTTTAACTACTTTTGCCCACATATCTGAAATTTTTCTCTGATTAGGATCAATTACATTTTTATTTTTTTTACCCGGTTTAGATTTTGTTATGAGTTCTCCAAATATCTCTTCCTTAGCATTCTCAAATAAGGGCTCTATTAAATCACACACGGGATTCAAAAACTTATTCAAAAAATAATAAGGATAATCTATTGGTAAGTTATTTTCTTCTACATATTTTGGATCTTCCGCTTTTTCGTAAGCTTTTGCACGTGGATCGTGAGTTTTTATAAGAAGATACGGGACACGGTCACCGGATTGTGGCTCTGAACCTGGTTGTCTTTCCCTCATTTTGTTTCTAACCTGGACGTGTGATAGATTTTCAGATTTATACGAATCACTCAATTGTTGGGAAAGTATTAATTTTTCGTTAGGTACTTCACCTTCCAATAACTCTATTGCACGTTGCATAGCGAGAGATTTAGGAGGACCAGTATCGCTACTCTCTAAAACAACATCAAGTAATTCTTTACACACCTCTCGCATGTGCGGTGTATTATCTCTTCTAACCAGTTGAAGACCTTTTACATCAATATAGTCCATGTTCATATTACCATCTTTACCTTGTGTCCAAAGTTTTGCCGCGTACCGTTTCTTTGAATACAAAAAGTACGGACAATACACTTTCTCAAGTTCGAGGTTATTTGGTTTCTTAAATAAATGCGTACACTCAGATGCCGCGCGTTCACCAAGTTCCCAACTATATTTAATAGCTTCGTCACCTTTACGTCCACAAACGTCAAATTCAACCATTACAGAGTCCGTATCACCGTATCTTACCTTTGCACCCGGAAAATTCTCCTCGACGTATTTTTTCGTATCATCAATCATCATCCTCCCCTTTCTTGTCACGGAAGACGCAATTGGTACACACGGTAACATACCTTTGGACGCACCTGTGAAACCATAAACAGAGTTCATGGATACTTTATAAGCCAATTGTTTACCATTATACATTTGTTGGAGAGATCCCGTCGAATTTGCCATATCTTTTTTAGCCTGTTTTCTAAATTGTTTCAATTCTACTAAAATACTTGGTAATAAACTGGGTACATTTTGTACGAATTTAAAATTACCGAAAGTTTCAATTTCCAAATCAGGATACTTTTCCTTATTCTCATACTTAGGATCCATTATGAGTGTCGAATAACACAAATTGTGTGCCATCATTATTGAAGGATACAACGCTTCAAAATCAAGTGCTGTTATAGGTGTGTAATAAGCACCCTTTTGTGCTTCAAGAACGGTCGCACCTTCGTATCCTTCCACCATACCTTCACCCCATGCGAGTGTTGGAACAATGTAGCCCATTTCCCTCGCTTTTTTAGTGAGTTGACTAAACACTTTAATTTGCTGACCTCGTTCTACAAGGTACGAAAGAGGTACCCATGTCGCCTTTGCCATTTCAAGTAGGTTTATCAGTATACATAATTTCGATAAAAGTCTATGTGGTAACAGGGTATCTTTTATACAATATTCCGCGACCTCGCGTAATTTTACAGGGTCTTCTTCAACAAAACGTGCAAACATTTCCTTCGCAGGCATATCTATTTTATTATCACCTAAATACAATTTAGACACGTTATCAAGTTTATACGAATCGAGTTTATACCCTTTTTTAACTTCGTGAAATAGATCAAAAATGAACCTACCAGGTAAAGGTAACAATTTGAGTTCATTATCACCGAGTGCACTCGAAGAAAGCTTCTTCGGTTTTATACTACACGTATATTCCCGAAATTTACTCATATTAAAAAAATTGGAACTACACCTTAACTTCTTAGCACGAGTAATGATATAATGCAAATCAAAACCAAATATATTCCATCCGGTTATTATATCGATATCCATTTTTTTCATATAAACACTAAACGCTTCTAACATTTCACGTTCGCTCGAATAACTCAATATATTACACCCTTCTAAATCAGGGTCCGTTTTTTTATAACAAAAACAGGTTTTGTCGTATGGTTCATCGTTACCGAATATACATAGGGATACTGCAATTTGAAAACAACAATCACCGTCTATATTTGCATCAGGGAATTTACCAGTCGAACTATTACATTCAATATCAAGAGAACATACAACAAAAGGTGCAGTTTCGGGGTTATCTACCGGTTTTAACTGTTTCCAATCCGAACAAAATTTATCAATATCAACGTTTGCGATATTATTGTCCTCACAATCATCACCGGAATCCAACCAGCCAGTAGACTGAATACCGCTTAAGTGCATTAATCTCAGGACAGGGTCCAAATTAGATTCGAATACTTTTAGTAGTAGTGTTTCACCAGGTAAATTTCGTTTAAGTTTATACGAAGTACTGCGACGCTCAACCAACGTTTCAAATATAAGTTTCATAAAACTGAACTCCTCATTATTTTGAAATCCCCATACATCCTTAGACTTAACTATATCAAATTCGATATTAAAATCAGGACACAATTTACATATTTTATCGTGCCATATAGTCGCCCACGATTTTGAATCTTGGCGTGGAAGTTTAACGTAAAAGTACGGTTTAAATTCGGTAGTAAGACAAACGGATTTACCATCGCGTGTCTTACCAAATATACTTACCAAATGCTTATTATCATCTCGGTCATCATTAGCTTCCCAGGTAAGAGCTTGAAAAACAACCATATTTCTTAATACGTTATAGCTCAATTTTTTTAATATACTATATTAATAAATATGTCAGCTGCTTTGATTGACCTCGTATCGGTCGGTGCCCAAGATGTCTATATCACAGGCGACCCCCAAGTTTCTTTTTTCAGACAAAACTACAAACGTCACACTAACTTTTCTATTAAACCAGAACGTCTCGACTACATCGGTACGTTCAAATCGAGTAATGAAGTTTCTATCCCAATCCGTTCCAAGGGTGATCTTTTGAGTTACATCTGGATTGAAAATGCTAATATCAACAGTAACGATAACAACGATTCCCTTTTTAAATCGGCTAACGCAACAAACAACGATACTTCACCAACCGAATTCTCGTTGTGGATCGGTGGTCAAGAAGTGTGTAGATTGGATTCTCTTTACATCAACACTATCCATAACTCTCTTTATAACGAGTCACAAGCGAAAGCGACGTGTGCCGTAACTACCCAGGATACAGGTGATAATGCCTCTACAGGAAGTTACATGATTCCATTCTTTTTTAGCGAAGACTGGACTAAATCTCTCCCACTTGTCGGTCTTCAATATCACGAAGTTGAAGTTCGTGTCAAGTGCAGAAATGGTACATTGGATTTGGGATCTTCACCAAAAGTGTACGGTTCTTACATCTTCCTCGACACAGAGGAGCGAGAATTCTTTTCGCAACAAGAACACGAACTTCTCATCACACAAACTCAATATCAACCAATGACTGAAGCGGATAAGTCCATCGATCTTACATACTTTAATCACCCAGTAAAAGCCGTTCACATAGCAGCTGGTGGCAAAAACACTACCGCGTATAGTTTCCCAACCGCGTCCATGTTTATTAACGGAACACCACTCTTCGAAAATATGTCAGGCGAGTACCATAGAAATGTCGTTCCATCGAGACACTGCTCTATACTTAATAGTACAATCGACTCCGAACAAATATACACATGGCCAATGTGTCTTACCATGAACAAGTCTCAACCAACAGGAAGCTTAAACTTTTCGCGTATTGATAATGCTAAAATAACAATTAGTGGTTCAATTACAGGTACTGATGTTGCCATGATTAGAGCGTATGCGGTCAACTATAACATTCTCAGGATTAAGAATGGTATGGGTGGTGTCGCGTTTGGTAACTAAAACGAAAATAAAATTTTATAAAGTACCCGTCGAACCAAAGCCGCGATTAGCACGCATGGTTGGTTTTAATTCATTCACTTCTTGTACAAAAGGTGTCATACACTTTTCTAGAATTAATTGAGCAATTCTTTCACCTTGTTTAATTTCGTAAGGAATAGTCCCGAGATTAAATAAGTTAACTTTCAATTCACCGGTATAATCAGGGTCAATGACACCGGCACCAACGTGAATTCCATATTTTACAGATAAACCCGACCTTGGTGCGATGCGTCCATAACACCCAGACGGTACAGTTGCACATATACCCGTACTAACAATTTCTCGCGAACTTGGTTGTATAACCATATCGTTTAAACTATACAGGTCATAACCAACTGAACCAGGGGATGCGCGTGTCGGTAAAATAGCATCGAGAGTTAAACGTTTAATTTGAAGGGTTGTTTCAGACATTTTTTATTTATTTATAAACTGATTTCTTTATTACAATTAAAAGTGATAAAATACATAACATTAAAAATATTTCACTATGTGTTACGTTTCTTTCTATATAAGGTATTTTAAACGCTTTATAATTTTTAACGTGGCACAATGTTTTTTCACCTCTACTCATAATAAATGGAGACACAAATTTAAATATAGATGGACAAGTGGTACCCGAATCATCTCTAGAAACACCCTTTTCTCCACTCATAATACCTTCTTCATCTGCCCAAAATGAACTTTTTTTATCGACCCGTTTTTTTAAATTTTTAACATTATTTGTATCAATATCTAAATACGTTCTAAATTTATGATTCAATATTTTTTGTGCTCCTTCACGTGTTATAAAATAAGCCGCAACAGACCCCGTAAGTATATTAGGTCTCGTCCATTTATTTGAGCATAAACCGTCGCAATGTAAGAGTAACATATCCCAATCTCGGTTATTAAGTTTATCCCGTAAGTACATAACATTATCAAAAAGTGGATACGCATCGTCTTCGAGTATTAACGCAACTTCATTTGTATCGTTATCTAAAAAATATTGAACGGCTTTTAAATGACTCGATGTTGCTCCGATAACCGAATCGGGTATAAAAGGTTTATAAAACGTATGGAAATGTTTATCGTACATACTTTTAGACACGTCTTTTCTATAATTACCAGGTATACGTGTTGGGTATATACCAACATCGTTTAATTTTTTCTCTTGAGCTGCATAACGCTTCTTTTGCTCATCCAAATTTATAACGTACGTATTGAATTCCATATATTTTAAATATACATTATAATTTAGATTTCATTGCAGCAAAAATAATCCATGCAATAACAACGTCCACTGAATAATGTTCTCTTGACGCAATAGAAAACAGGGATGTAACCACCGGCCAAACCGGCCATAAAGGTGATCCTATGTGATATGACGACACTATATTAAAAGCACTGTGTCCGGAAAATATATAATCGTTACAAAAACCAAAAGGGGGTTTTAATTCACATTCTTTAGATGAAGGAATGGTCGTAACATAATTACTCAATGCTCTAAATGAAAACATAAGAATTAACATCGATAAATAATTACCCTTTTTAGTTCGTGTCCATGAATTCCAAGAAAAAAGAACAAATAAAAAAGGAACGATCAATATATAATCACCTAATTTATGATACTTTTCTAAATTTGGTAACGCGTCAAACCCGATATCATAAACATTTTCACCTTCCTTAATATTTCTTTTGTACGAAGCGTGATAACCTATTATTATATTAAGTATAAGAGAAACTAAAAGTATAATAAATAATTGCATATTTTATAGTATGCTGAGAAATATATTTAAAAGTAACATTTCATACTAAAATAGATCATGAGTTTGAAAATTATTATGGGAAATATGTTTTCGGGGAAAACAACCGAACTTATACGACGTTTAAAAAGGTACAAAGTTATAGGAAAACGTATTCTCGTATTAAATTCAAGTCTCGATACGAGATCAAGTGATGAAGTTTTAAAAACACATGATAATTCAAAATTCGAATGTTTAAAAGTTAGTAATCTAGAAGACGTAGATTACAGCGAAGTTGACATTGTCGCGGTAGACGAAGCACAGTTCTTTTCGGGTCTAAAACCATTCGTTGAAAAGGTACTCATGGACAATAAAACTATACTCTTAGCAGGTTTAGACGGTGATTATAAACAGGAAAAATTTGGCGAAATTATAGATTGTATCCCACTCGCCGATAAAGTTTTCAAAATAACAGCTATGTGTATGGAATGTATGGATGGAACCCATGGACCATTTACAAAACGTATAGTCGATTACGAAGGTAAAAATTTAATAGGGGGTAATGAAATGTATAAAGCCGTGTGTAGAAAACACCTTTAAAATTTAGTATATAATAACAAATGCACTTGAAAGAATTAAAAAATCACGTGCATGTGTTACAGGAAGAATTCGAAAAAATACCTAATACATTCATACGCGATGAACCTAGGTGGGAAGGATCGTGGGAAGGATCAAAGCATTTACAAGAAGTTGTTTCTTTATATGCAAAAGGTAATCACGGTTGGCTCAAGGGAGGTCAGGATCACGTTTTTGATAAATGGATTAGTTGGCCTCTTATTTGGGAAGGTAAACCTGTACCAGGTAATTGTGCAATATGCCCCAAGACATTCGCTATACTTTCACAAATAAAGGGAATACACGTTGCAGGATTTTCGCTTATGAAAGGTGGTGTTGTTTTAAAAGAACACGTTGATAATGTAGGCGAAAGGTACTTATTCACGTACCATTTAGGAATAAAGTGTCCTGAAAAGTGTATATTACACCATTCAGAAATGGGTGACATAACAGAAGAAAATGGTAAACATATTGTTATGAATGCTCGTAAAAAACATTGGGCAGAAAATCAGTCAGACGAGGATAGAATTATTCTGTACATGGAAATATATTCTTGATATACTATAACAATGAATAACGATCCCAAATTAACCGATACCCAAAAAGCTTTATTTGCATTACCAACCCTAACTGTTATATTTCTCGTATTGCTCATACTCCTAAACAAAAAAATCAGAAGAAGTCCAGGTGTTTACATATCACTCGCATTAGCGTCCATTCATTTATATCACCATTACACCCTCGTTAGATTACAAAATAAACTATAATTGTATATAATAAAGTATGTTTATGATCGAGGAACCTTATGGTATATCAGAGTTTCAGGCATGGTTAATATCACTTACATTAGGAATTGTATTAATAAAAAGAAAACTTCGTGGTGAAAAATATATCAAGTAATAATAAATGCACGTTCGTTTACAAAAAAGTCCGCGTTTTGATAAAAAGTATAGAGTTACATTTGAAAATGGGAAAGTCGTTGACTTTGGTGCAAAAGGATACTCGGACTATACGAAACACAAAAATCCGTTTCGTATGCGTTCATACGTAACTCGACACGGTGGTTATGTTCCTTATATGGTACAAAAACAGACAGATCCTAAACTCGTTCATTTAAATATGCTCGATGTTACTAAAAGCGATAAAGAAAACTGGGGTAAAACAGGTTTTTATACCGCGGGGTTTTGGTCTCGTTGGCTCTTATGGAGTCATCCCGAATTAGAAAGTGCTAAAAAAATAATAACAAAAAAATACGGTTTAGTTTTTAAATAAATACGTGATTTTTAAGATTGAATTATACTCAGTCATCAAAATCACTCTTCTTCAGATTCGTCTTTCTTAGCAAATCGTTTTTTCGTATCCATGGTTATTAAATAAGAACAAAAGCACCACGAAACACACGAGAGTAATATTCCCATCAAAATAGGAGGTGGTTTGATAGGGAAACTAAAGAGTTTCATGGATACTATGAAACAACACACACAACTGAAAATTCTTTGTATTAATGTAACATTATCGTACGTTTCAGCCATTTATAATGTACCTAGAAAAAATTATCGGTTCTGTATAATTTAGCCTGGAAATTACCAGTTTGACCAAGAACCGATACGGACTCGTTACCGTATAATTCTTGACATCCAATATCATCCATACAATCTCTATCGTCTATAGTTATGGGAAGTGAATATAACTGATTACCTGGAGTTGTGGTATAATAATTGTACCTATCGCGTCGACCTCTTACTTCTTTTCCGTATATCGGTAAAGTTTCTTCATCATTATCACCGACAAGAACACCCATTTGTTGAATATGCCCGGGTTTATATTCCTTAATTGGCGGACTTCTATATTCTTTTTCCATTGGTATCTCTACTGGAACTTGAACTGGAACACGAACTGGAACTTTTTCTTTTTTTACAATTGGATTACGTACTTGATAAATTATAATAACTGCAAGTATAACTAATGCAAAACCTAACAATTTTTGTTTAGTCTTAATCTTCATTTTTATATACAAATATTATTTCTTGCCAAGCAGGGGTTTAAGTGGTGTGAGATCTATTCTTTCTAATCTATATTGAACTAGCAACCAAAGAAAAAACAAAACACTTTTTATCATATTGTTTGCTGCTGTATCATCCATAACATATATTGGACCCATAACTTTTCCAAAAAATGTTTTATCTTTATCTTCACCAGTTATCGCCATTTCAAGTTGCGTCAAAGCACACGTATCATCGTTAACTGACCAATGAAAAAATATAAATGGTACCAAAAGTGAGTAAAATTCCAGGTTTTGTTTATTTTTTGTAAATGGTATTACAAGCATTGTAACGAAAAAAACCAAGTGGATAAAAAATATAATGTTCATATCTATTAGTATGAACGAAGAAAAGAAACTGCCTAAGATATGGCACTCTCAACAGGAGAAAATTCTTAAATCATGGGGCGAAGCTGCTGCGTGTTATAGGTATATGCATTACCAAGCATATTGTTCATACAAAAATCAAAGTATGAAATTTACTATACCACTTATCATAGTAAGTACTATTACAGGTACTGCAAACTTTGCACAAGAAACATTTCCACCTACAGTGCAACCGTACGTACCATCAGCGATTGGTGGTCTGAATCTTATTACTGCGATAGCAACGACCATCATGCAATTTCTCAAAATAAATGAACTCATGGAAGGTCACCGTGTCGCTTCTGTACAATACGGTAAAGTTTCAAGAACAATTCGACTTGAATTAACTTTACCCTTAACAGAAAGAACACAAAGTGGTACAAACATGATTGAAAATATGCGTGCTGAATACGATAGATTAATAGAACAGTCACCGAACGTCCCTAAATATATAATAGATGCATTTGAAAAAGAATTTCCGGATGATAATGCATTCTTCAAACCAGAGATTATGCATATCCAACCCATAACACCTTTCAAGGCTATAGCGGAAAATACTATTATAACCAAACTGAAAGATGCAGTTACTGGAACAGCAAAGCGCGAATTAAAAAACGAACTCGAAACTATTAGAGGTAATGCTAAAGCGGCTAAGAAAACTATAAAAGCGGATATCGAGGGAAAACAACAACGTATCGATGAAATTTCAGATTTAAAAAATAAAGGTCTCGTAAGTATGAAAGGTGATTTAATGAACGAAATACGCCGTAGAACAGAGTTGATGGAAGTCGTTACCGAAACACCGCCTTTAGAAGAGGAGGAAGAAGAGGCTAAAGAATTAGAAACGGAATCAGATAAACGTAAATCTATATTGGAAAAAATTATCACAGAATCACCGAAAGACGATTCGAAAGATAAGCAACCATAACAAAAAGAGCTAAGTTAAAGAATCCAATACACATAACATAAGGAAGTAGTTTCCTTTTCATAGGATCTATAACACGTTTTTGAAGTGCGTCATTATTCAAAACTAAATCTAGTGCTTGATTAGTAAGGTCGTCTTCGTCATCAGACATATGGATTCCTTTGTTATTATAAAAAAACAAAAAAAGAAAGACGAAATATCATTACGCGATAATGAAATAAAAAATCTAAAACGGTGTTTGGAGGAAGGTAAAAATGTTTTCTTATGCGGGCCTGCGGGGTGTGGTAAAACGTTTATCCTGAAAAATGTTTTGGACGAAACGAATGGTATAGAAATATGGGATGAACCATTGCGTAAAAAGGATATATTTTTGAGTACAATAAAAAAATCAAATATGCATGCATATATAGAAGATTACGATTCGGACTTACATACATATAAAAATATTGTGGAATCCGTTTCTGAAGGTAATAACGTTACAGGTAAACAATTAATAGTCACGTCAAAAAGTGTTTATTTCATGGAAAATTTCACGACTCTAATTATACAGAGATTAAAACCGGAAAAAATAATTACTCTTCGACCAAAACACATTAATAGTTCATTAGCTGCACATAAATGTAAAGGTAATATTCATAATTTCTTACACTATTTAGATTTCCCATCTGATGATAAGGATATTTTCAAAACGCCAAAAGAAATTGTTACTGATATTTTATGTAATTCTAGTGACATAGATATATCAAACTGTATCCACGAACACGGTCATATTTGGTCGATCATACAAGAAAATTACCCAGATACAATATCAGAAGGTTATGACAAAATATCGTGTGCTTTATCACGAGCGGATGATTTTGATACGGAAATATACAACGGGGAATGGGATATAATGCCGTATTTCGTATTACACGCTATAAAAATACCCAAAAGTTATTTCGATAAACAAATTGATCCTGAAAATGTACGTCCCGGAAGATTCTGGACTAAATACGGAAATGAAAAAATGCGTCAGCAAAAAATCAGAAGTATACAGGTTAGATCTCCTATAAAAATGGGTCAAGGTGAATTTATGCTTTTAAGAGAATATGCAAAAAAAGGGGATGTTTCACATTTTAAAAGATATAATTTAACACCACAAGACTTTGACGTCATGAACCATTTAGCTATACATAATAAACTTAAACAACGCGAAGTTACAAAAATAAAAAAGTTGATTAAAGAAGAAATAACAAATTAAATCATATTAAATGACTACAACCACTAACACGGATGACGAAGAAGACTTTAAAATCACTCGCGTTATTGGTAATGAAATATTATATTACGGAGAAATCACTGACGAAGATATTCTCGAATTTGTAGAAGAGTTTAAGAAACTCGAAATTAAACTTCTTAAACAAAAGGCGGAACTTATAGGATACGAACCTGTTATACGCGTACACATATGTAGCGGGGGAGGCGATTTGTTCGCGGGTCTGAGTGCAATGAACATACTCGAAAAGTCTCGCGTTAAAGTTATCACGATCGCACAAGGTGAGTGCGGATCAGCGGCAACGTTCCTTCTTTTGGGAGGACATGAACGTCGTATTGGTAAGAACGCACATATTCTCATACACCAAATATCAACGACTGGGTTTTGGGGTAAATATGAGGAAGTTAAGGATGAAATGAAAATGTGTGACAAACTCATGGATATGGTTAAGAAAACGTACCTGGAAAAGACCTCTATTCCAGATAAACAACTTAAGAAACTCATGAAACGTGACATGTACTTAAACCCCGACGAGTGTATCAAATACGACGTCGTTCGCGGTCTTGACTAATATCGACGTGGCGTTTATACAAACCAATAACGGTCACAATTATTAAAAACAAACAAAGTGTATTCATATTTAAAGGTATAACTGTGTTTTCTGGAGGTTTGAGTCGTTCCATTCGGCTATAGTCGACGACGGGTATTTTATCCGCCATTCTCTACTATACCTGAATAAAAAGTTCAAACATAAAAAACACACTTAGAAATTTTTTACTAGTATAATTTAAATGAAAAGAGTTGCTATTGATATCGACGAAGTTCTCGTCTCGTTCGTTAAACCTATGGCTAAGTTCCGTGGCTACAAAATGCCGACCACAAAAAAGTACCAGTATGTGTATAAAGATATGTTTAACATTACCGAACTCGAATCGCGAAACATGGTCCACGACTTTTACGAATCAGAAGAGTTCGCAAAGCTTAAACCGATAAAGGGGACGTGTAAACAAATGGGACATTTACGCGATTACGCCGATAAAATGTATATCGTCACAGGTCGACAGGATTATGCGCGCGAACAAACTGAAAAGTGGTTAAACTATTGGTTCCCCAATACGTTCGACGATCTTATCATGACCAATAGTTATACGGATCACGAAATCGAAAAACATGAAATTTGTCGTAGTCTCGCACTCGATTCAATCATAGATGATAGTTTTGACGTGTGTACCAAATGTAACCGTATCGGTATCGACGCGTATAACATTGTAGGGTACGGTGGTAATATTACGTACCCATGGTCTGTAGATTCGAGTATGGCACGGACGTGGGATTAAGATGCGTAACGAATTATGACTATACCCGAGCCACCGTCACCAGCCTTACCAATACCACCACTACATGCACCTCCACCACCACCTGTGTTTGCTCCACCATCACCACCATCACCCCCGTTAGGAGCACCGTTTTCACCCGAATTCAACGCGCTACCTCCACCGATTCCGAATTTATTGTTACGCGTTGCACCACCTCCACCACCACCCAAACCACCGTCACCGGCATCATCATTCCATTCAAGTCTTTCTGACGAACCACCGCCACCACCCGCCCAGTAATAATTATTTCCATCTATATTAACCTGTGTGCCTACACCGCCATCACCACCACTGTCGGCCGTGGCGTTAACACCAACGGCACCAGAACCTCCACCGCCACCAAACGTATAGTTAGAACTACCAGTACCAGTACCACCTCCATAACCCTGACCTGAAATACCTGTACCGGGGGTACTTCCATTCACACCCGCCCCACCTCCTGAACCACCATTTTGCGCCGCATAAGGTGATGTTTGAGACCCACCACCACCGCCGCCGGTAGGTGCTATAGAATTGAAAGATGAAGCAGAACCGTTATTTCCTTGTTGATTGGTACCACCAGTTCCACCGGTACCAACGACGACTGCATAAGAAGTTGCTGTTATAGACATTGCTGTACCCCCCAAATTCGTAAGTAATCCACCGGCGCCACCACCACCAGCGTTATGTCCACCACCACCACCGCCACCAGCGATCACAAGGTATTCAACATCGAGACTTTTTTCCGGTACAAAATTCCCAGAACTTGTGAATGTATGTACAACGTATCCGGTAATATAAGTTATCGTACCACCCGTCGCGAAAGCTCGTAGGAGAAACGATTTCGCAAGGTTCCAAAACTTAAAGTCCTTAATTCTACCCGAATAGTATTCGCCAATCGTAAGCAGCTTCGCACCCGACGTTACTGTCGGTGTTGTTTGCTTAACCAAGGTCCCATCCACGTATACGTTACTCGTCGTCCCATCGAAGTTCGTGGCGATCGTATGTTCTCCCGATACCGTCGCATTCGCGTACAATGTAAAGTCCCCGAACGTTACTAAGTT